TGCATCGGTATTTGGAGCCCGTCGCCGCTTTGGCGCGGCCGCCTCCGGATCAGGCACTCGCCGGACTCAAATATGGTGCGCACCACCAGCTGCTCGAGGCCGTATAGGTCCTGCTGGCCATAGGCGTCGCACTCGTCCACCCAAATTTTCCATGCCTCGGCCAGACGCGCATTCTTCGGCTGCGCCGTGATGCCGGTACCCACGCACTGCGCCACGAGCTCGTCCATCGCAGCAGAGGCGTATGGGTTGTTGCGCACCAGGTCGCGGCTGCGGTCCCGCAAGGCAACAAGGCTCGGGCCGATCTCGGCATCCGCACTGGTCCCCGCGGTATGCCACCCGCCCGTGCGTCTATCGCGGCGCGCGCCATCATAGGAAAGCAGCACATTGGCCGCTGCCCGGTTACGGATGCGGCGCACTCCCCAAGTGGGGGCCACCCACGCGATTGCCCTGTCAAGCCAATTGCTCACGGCCTATCCCTTGTGCATGACGGCGAGGGTGGTTCTCGCTGCGCCGCCGGTGGTTACGCCTGACACCTCCTCGCGCATCGTGCGCAGGAGCGTCAACATGTCCGAGAGAGAGTGGTACTGGATCTCCTTGCCGTCAGAAAACCGCACGCGCAGAGCTCCGCTCTTTATCGCGGCCTCTAGCGCTGCGATATCTGCCACTGTCCAGGTTGTTGCCATTATGGTCTCTTGCGGAAATAGAACACTGCCATGTCGAGGGTCGACGGGATGACAGATACCAGCTCCCAGCCATCAGCGCCGAACCGGTTTATATCGGCGTCATTTGGCAGCATGACGGTCATGTACTGGTACTGACTTGGGTTCAGGTCCGGCTTCGGTTCTTCCGCAATCACGAAGCCGTCGTCGACATTCCTGGGGCGCCGCCCACGTTTCACCTTCTCAGCCATCCTCTTTCCCTGCCTCCCAGCCATCGAGATTCGCGCCGCACCTGCCTCGGTGGCGGTGGCGGCTCTACTTCCTGAGCTTCCGGCTTCAGCATCTCGAGTTGCTGCTCGAATGCGCGGAAGTGCTTTTCCTGCATCCTATCGAGACCCAGATCCCATGCTGCGGCACGCGCATAGACCCGGCAATCAAGCGCCTCGTTTCGAGGGCGCATCTGCTGCCACTCGGTCTTGGTGCGGCCCGTCTTCCGGTTCCGGCGTGATACGAGTTGCTCGGCGCATAGCTGCTTGAAATGCTCGTCGCCGTAATTTCCCCCTGAGGGGAAGTGACAATAGCCGGGCGGATAATCAAATCCCTGCTCCAGCTCCTCCTCGGTCGGCGGCCGCTTCCTCAGGTCGGCGTAGAACTCTGCCTTGAAGAATGCGACATTGACCATGCGGATCCGGAGGCCGCCCCTGATTTTCTTTCCGCCACTGGTAACGTCCACCGGCGACGGCTGCCCAACCGGAAGCAAGCCCCTATCAGTGCCCTTGATCGCAACCACCTGGGTGGCCGGCTGCGTTCTTACCCACTCGTAGACGTCGTTCGTTGTGGTTCCGTCGCCTGAGTCGATGAACATGCGCGAGATCGGGATCTCTGCGCCGCCCTCATGAGTGAACGTCGATGCACGATAGGACTCCAGCGCCGCCCTCGTCTCCGGATCGCTGATTAGCCCGGGGATGATCTGGTAATCGACAGACCATGACTCCCGATTGCGCCCCCACGCAACCGTCTCCACCTCGACGCGATCACGCTGGACATCGACGCCGGCCGTCAAAAACAGTCCACCAGCGGGGACGGTGCCGGGGCTGTAAGGCTCACGGCGCGCCGATAGCACCTCCCATTCCGGCGCCTCTCCTTTCTCGAGCCAGTTCTCTGCGAGCGACGTGTTGACGAACGTTTGCAGATCCGACGGATTGGCCTGTTTCGCCAGGAAGTCGTGCACGATCTCGGACAATGTCTTCCACGGGCTATAAAGTTCCGAAATCCAAAATCCCGCTACGCCGTTGAATTTTTCGTTGGCGCGCCATGCGCCGCGCTCGATGGCCGCCTTGCGCTGCGCCTCTATCCACGGAGCATCGCACTCGCTGCAGTGATACCGCGCCGAAGCTGCCCGTTCCTCGACCGTGCCATGATCATCGAATCTGACCTGGCGGTAGAACGTCCCCATCAGTGACTGCATGTGTCCGCAATGTGGGCATGGGACGTAATACTCCCGCCGATCGCTCTGCGCATAAGCTCTGTCGATCTCGCTCCCCTCGCGCGTCGGGGAGCACGTCATAATCTCCTTGGCTCGATGTCTGAATGTGGCCAGGCGCTTCCGGGCCAGCGCGATCGAATTGCCTTCCTGCGTCGGGGTGTATTTATCCACCTCGTCACAAAACAGGAAGCGGATCGCGCGCCGCGCAAGGTTCGGAGCGCTGCCGGCCGAGGTGATCGCCAGCATTCCGCCCCTGAACATCTTCTGATCGAGCGTGTTGTCCGCGTTCCGGCTTTTGCCGTCCGCGAATATCTCGCGCAGCGCCGGGGTGTCGCGGATCATGGGCGCGACGCGTTCCTTGGAGAACGCCTTCGCATCGGCGTCCCGGGGCTGCAACACCAGCATCGGCCCCGGGTCCATGTGGGCGAAATATCCGATGCCGTTCAGGATCGCCTCGGTTTTTACGACCTGGGTACAAGCCTTGATCACGACCCTCCGCACCGTCGGGTCGCTTATTGCGTCAAGGATTTCGCGCTGGAACGGGTGCGTTCTCCACTGCCCCGGCTCAGCACTGCTTTCAGGGGATAACTGCCGGTATTGGTCCGCCCACTGGGAGCACGTCAAATCCGGAGGCGGCGCGAATACCCGCATTGCCTCCGATGCTACGCTGTATGCAGTCATTCATTAAACGTCGTCTCGCTCAATGCCTTTAGAGCCGCCTTGATTTCCGCGTCGATAACCGCCTGACATTCGGCGGGGTCCGTCAGGGACGAGACCTTGTGCGCCAATTTTGCCGGGAGCAGGAGCAGGTGCGAGCGCGTGGTCGAAATGACCGCCTCCATCGCGCCCCGCACCTCGTCGGCCGGCAGCAGGTTCTTTTTCCTTTCCTCGTTGTCGAGCCGGAGCGATTCGCGCCGCTCCACCAGCACCAGCTTCTCGAGGTCGATCTTGTCGATGTTGGCGAGTTTTCCGAGCGCCGCTTTCGTGGCTGCCGATTTCGCTACGGCCTGCTCGGCCCGCTCCAGACGGTTGCGGTACCACTCGCTTCGCTTGATGCCGGCCACCGTGAGCTTGCCGCTTCGAGGCGGTTTGATGCTCCCGGCCTTGATCGCATTCAGCAGCGCTACGTGTGTGACGCCCAACTCCCGCGCCGCCTTGTTTACGCCGGTCACCTTGGTCACGGGTAATCATTCCTACAATTTTGTAACTAGTGAAAGTGTGCGATCAACCAACCCCCGCTGGCTCAACCCGTTGGAAGGACCCAAAGCCCCCCCTACCCCTTGAGCCACTCCCTATTCCGCCTCCGATACAGATAGCAAATCACCTCATGCAACTGCTCTGTCACATACACCGTCGCGCCACACTTCGGGCACCGCCAGGGTTTGACGCTATCGGCCTTTGCCATGGCGACCCCGCTTTGATCGGGCTATCTTCTTCCGCTCCCGCCTTGACGCCCTCACTTCCTCCACCACTTGCTCGGCCCTGATTTTACTCAGCCGCGCATCGCCAAGCTCTCTGCGCTCTCGGCACCGCTCACAGTTGCACGTTGCCACATTCGGCCCACTCAGGTCGGGCCCAAGCTCATACCACCACGGCGTGCCTACCTCACCGTCTCGTATCAGCTCATAGCCCTTAGGGTCGATGTACTTCAGGCCGGTAGGCTTGTCCCTGCCGAGGTAACCCCGCTTGTCCAGTTCGGCGATTGTTCGGGCCGTGACGTATATTACCGTTCCCTCGTGGTTCAATACGGGGTGTCCTGCGTACACACCTATTCTCACTCATCCCGCCTTTTCGAGCTGCGGCCCGCCGTCGATTGCTGGTTGGTTAATCAGTGCTCTTGAGACTGCGCTTTTGATAACTACCGTCGCCTAGCTTCCGCCATAGCCTGGGGTCGCGGCTCTTGTCCCAGAATGCCGCCACTCTCTCCGCGTCGGCGTCTTGACGCTCACGAGTTTCTTTC